TGGATTAGCATAGGGAGGCTGAAAAATGGCTATTTCTCGCGCACAACTAGCGAAAGAGCTAGAACCCGGCCTCAACGCTTTATTCGGAATGGAATATGAGCGTTATGAAGCTGAACATGCTGAAATCTATGACACTGAAGCTTCAGACAGAGCGTTTGAAGAAGAGGTNATGATNACTGGTTTTGGCAACGCAAACACCAAATCAGAGGGATCTGGGGTCGTTTTTGATTCTGCCTCTGAAGCATACACAGCACGTTATACGCATGAGACAATCGCTCTTGCATTTGCGTTAACGGAAGAAGCGATGGAAGATAATTTGTATGATCGCCTTGGCGCTCGTTATACAAAAGCTCTTGCTCGTTCAATGGCTCACACAAAGCAAGTTAAAGCTGCTGCAACATTGAACAATGCGTTCAATAGTAGCTTTACAGGTGGTGACGGTAAGGAGCTTTGTGCTACTGACCACCCACTATCTGGCGGTGGCACTCTTCGTAATGAGCCTTCAACTGCTGCTGACCTCAACGAAACCTCACTTGAGAATGCCTTAATTGACATCTCAACATTCGTTGATGAGCGGAACATGATTATCGCACTTCGCGGTATGAAGCTAATTGTTCCACCACAGCTTCAGTTCATTGCTGATCGTCTGCTTGAGTCTACACTTCGTCCCGGCACAGCCGATAACGATGTGAACGCAGTACGCAACATGGGCATGCTCCCAGAGGGTTATGTCGTTAACCACTTCCTGACTGATACAGATGCTTTCTTTATCAAAACGGATGCACCTAACGGCTTTAAGCACTTTGAGCGCACACCAATGGCAACTGGTATGGAAGCTGACTTCGATACTGGTAACATGCGGTTTAAGGCTCGTGAGCGTTACAGCTTTGGATTCAGTGATCCTCGCGCAGTGTTCGGTTCACCGGGCGCATAACGCACAATTGTACTTGTTTGGAGAGGGCGGCAGTTGCCGCCCTTTCTTTTTTATTGTATAGTTTCTTTATCCCTGACAGATCCAAGGTGGATCTGACACTAGCCACGACAGGAGATAAACATGGCTATAACCACTTTCCAAGGACCAGTCCGTTCTGAGGGCGGATTTCAAGTAACAAACAAAAATGGCACCACTGGTGCAATCACTCAAACAGGCTACTCTGTAAATGCAACAGGTCAGCTTATTTCTTTAGGCACCCGTAAGATTCAAACATTTGCAGTAAGTTTGGCTGATACTAATGCAGCATCAGTAACTTATGCAGATGATGATGTTCTTGTAGAGCTAGGTGCGTTGAACACAGATCATCCAGATGCTCTGGTAACAGCTAGTAAGTTTTTCATTCACAAAGTCGTGCTTGGAATCACAACAGCCGCTGCTAGTGATGCTAATTCTATCGCAAACTTACAGTTGAGTGCTACCTCTGGTACGGCTACAAATACAGCCATATCTTCTGGTACAGAAATTGTAGGCGCTGGTGTTGCTTCGTTTAACCCACGAATCTCAGCTACGGACTCTGTAACTGAGATTGACATTGATCTTGATGCCACTGCTGGCACATTTCATGTGTTTGAGCCAAATATTAGTGCAGCGATTGCAAGTAATAATTTGTACATGTGTGCAGGTGACGCTTGCGATACAGCTTTAACAGCTTTTCGTGCTACCCTTGAAATAGAATACTCTGTTTACTAGAGGGAGATTAACATGGCGGATGCTGTAACATCACAGACGCTTGTTGACGGTGAAAAAACTGCTGTATTAAAATTCACCAATATTTCTGATGGTTCTGGAGAAAGCGCTGTTAAAAAAGTAGATGTATCTGCTTTATCTAACAATGCTGTAGGTCAAGCTTGCGCCAGAGCTACCATAGAAAAAATTTGGTGGCAGTGTAATGGCATGAAGGTCAAAATACTTTTTGATGCTTCAACAGATGATTTTTGCATTGAGTTAGGTGAAAATCAGAGTGGTCATCACGATTACACCAGTTTTGGTGGTTTAACAAATCCAGCAAGCTCTGGTGTTACAGGTGACATTATGTTCACGACTGTAGGCCATAGCTCTGCTGATACATACACCATCATTATACAAGTGCGAAAGAGCTATTAAAATGGCTCGTGCGAGGGACAAACAACCTCCTAAGACAAAAAAGTATTTCCGCTCCACAAAAAGTGGGGCGGGAATGACTAAGGCTGGTGTAGCCAAATATAGAAGAGATAACCCCGGTAGTAAGCTTAAAACTGCTGTTACTGGTAAAGTTAAAAAAGGTAGTAAGGCTGCTAAACGGCGTAAGTCTTTTTGCGCTAGATCTGCTGGGCAGATGAAGAAGTTTCCAAAAGCTGCTAAAAATCCTAATAGTCGTTTAAGACAGGCTCGTAGAAGATGGAAGTGCTAATGACCCCAGAAGAAGTTCTACGGCAATTGGAAAGACATGAGGAATCATGTGACAAACGATATGCTGAAATTCAAAAACAACTAGATAAATTAGATGTGCGTTTGTGGGGTATTGCTGCTTTAATAGTGGCTACAGCTTTAGCAAATAGGTTTTTATAATGGTTATGAACAGATCGCGGATGAGTAAACAAATTACTAAACCGCCAAGTAAAAAAGATCCAAAAGTAGGGACAGGAAAAAAACCAAAAGGTAGTGGCAGAAGACTATATACGGACGAAAATCCAAAGGATACAGTAAGAATAAAATTTGCAACTCCTTCTGATGCTAGGTCTACTGTTGCAAAAGTTAAAAAAATAAAGAAACCTTTCGCTAGAAAGATACAGATATTAACTGTTGGTGAACAAAGAGCCAAGGTTATGGGTAAAACACAAGTGGCAGATATTTTTAAGAGGGGCAAAGAATCTTTAAGAAGGAGCCGCAAAGATGCCTAAAGACGCTTGTTATCGTAAAGTAAAAGCACGTTATAGAGTTTTTCCAAGTGCTTATGCTTCAGGAGCCATTGCAAAATGTAGAAAAGTCGGCGCTGCTAATTATGGCACTGGCGGCAAGAAGAAAAAAGCCAAGAAAAAAGCTCTTGGTGGTGCAGTCACAATGAATAATGGAGGGGCAGTTACAAGGGCAAAACGGCCTTCTAGCAATCCAAAAGTTGCTAGAGGGTGCGGTGTTGTCATGAGTAACAAAAGAAAAGCAACTAAATATTCATAGAGATGTAAATGGAACCAATTTCGACTGCTCTAGCAGGATTCGCGTTATTTAAAAGTGCAGTCGATGGCATTAAAAGTGCTATTGGAACTGCTAATGATGTATCTGATATTGCTGGATATATTGATAATCTTTTTGAAGGCGAAAAACAGGTTCAGCAAAAACGTAACAAAAGGTCTGGTGTAGGAGTAGGAGATCAGTTTGGAGTAGGCAATGTTGCCAGAGAGATTATAGATGCTAAACTAGCTCAAGAACAAATGAGAGAAGTGGCTACTATGGTGGACTTGCGCTTTGGTCCCGGAACTTGGAAATCCATTACGGAAGAACGGGCAAGACGTATTCAGGAGGCTAGAGAACAAGCCGCTATAGCTAAGAGAGAGCAAATGAGAAAAGCGCGAGAGACAGAGGAAAGTGTAAAAACTGCGCTTTTAGTTATAGGAGTGATTATAGTTTCAGCAGGTTTGTTTTTTATAATGATGATTTCTATTGCAAAAGGGGCAAGGTAGTAGATGGCGGTGAGGAAAACCAAAAGTGGGTTGGCACTCAAAAGATGGTTTAAGGAAGACTGGAAGGATGTTTCCACGGGGAAACCGTGTGGGCGTCGCAAAGGTGAAAAACGGGGTACTCCATATTGCCGCCCCTCCAAGCGTATCTCTTCTAAGACCCCGAAAACCACCAAAGAAATGACAGCCGCTGAAAAGCGTAGCAGGGTATCGCAAAAAAAGAGGCTTGGACAACCAGCAGGTAAGCCAAGAAGGGTGAAGTCATTAAAGAGAAAGAAGAAATAAAAGACATTATTGAAAATTGGATAATGACAGATTTAAGTGTGGTAGACCCTAATTTGGGTTTTGCTCCTTGTCCTTATGCAAAAAAAGCATTTATAGACAAAAAGCTGTTGGTTATTGAGTGTCTTGATAGAGAGGATTTGTGGAAAACTATATCAGGTAGATGCAAAAATTTTGACGAAAAACACTCTGTTATAATTTGTTTTGAAGAGGAGCCATCACAAACATACAAAGAAGTTGAAGCCGCTTGTATAGCAATGAATGAGTGGTTTTCTTACAATAAAATGGATGTTTGGTTGCTTGCTTTTCAAACAAATTT